TTAAGATTCTGATTTAAACAGCTCGGAAATCTCAACCTCAAGAGCGTTAGCAATTCGGTATATCTTATCTATACCCATTATCTGCTTGCCTTTCATATAACGCCTTAGGGCTTCATCATCAAGGTCTGAATTGTGCGCAACTACACGCGCCTTCAGACCTTTTTCAGTTATGATTTCTTGAATTCTGGCCCCGACCTGTGCAACAATTGGTGGTATTTCTTTTTTCCTTTCCATGAATACCAAATGTAAATACTACCCCACAAAAAGAATGTAACGTATTTAACCAGTCATATATGACTGGATTTATTTATATTTTTTATATTTGTGCTACATTAATAACTTAAGTATGAATAAATTAAAACTATTTTTAGTTGCTGGTCTATTATCAGCTATTGGATGCTCCTCAGATGATGCAGCACCTGTTAACCCTCAAAATAACTATCCCGCTGAACCAACTCCAGCACAGCAATTCAAAATGTTTGTAAGTGAAAGCAATCTTGAAACCCAGGATTTCACATACAAAACAAAAACTGGCAATGGCCCTTGGGTTGAAAAACAATTACAAAATTGGAGATTTCCTGTAAAGCTGGGTGATAGTGTTCATGTTAACAGTGGTACGAACGCTTATCCCCATGCCCAAACTTTTGTTAGGATGCAACTTAATAATGTTGTTGACTGGGGCGATAGCAGGAACAAAGCCTTTTCGCTTCTGTCAACACTACCGAATCAACCAATAAATAAGAAATTTAAAGTCGAATTATAAGAGTCATGAGAGATAAAATATTAACTGGAATTGGTGCAATATTTCTGATTGGTATCCTTTTACTAATAAGTAAATGTCAGGACACCATGAAAAGCGACTCGGGTAGTTCCAATATTGATATAGAAAATGCAGGTTCAATTAAAGAAGTGATTATCGGCAAATGGTCAACCAGCTTTACTGACCTTGGAACAACTTGGTATTACCGATTTGAGATAAGCGAAAATGAAATAAAATATTGGACCCGCTTTGGTCAATGGGAATGGAAGCAAGAACCTGAGAAAGTGCATAGTTATTATTTGTCAGATATTGCCAGAGACACTTATGGAGCCAAGTATCGCTTTTTAGCAATAGAGGATGTTGATTTGGGTTTAAAACGTGGAGGTGGCTTAACTTTTGAAAATGGTTGCTTGAGATTTAATGGCGGCTGCTTATCGGAAGGTTGGGATTAGTAAAGGTTTGCAATTTCATTTTATATTTATAAATTAGAGAAAAATTTATATTATGACTGAAACTGAAAAAGCAAAGAGATATACAGCTTTAAATGATATCAGAACAAGGTTTGGAGGAATGTTTGGAGACCAAGATGGAATTTTTGCAGGACACAAACTTGATGAGGATAGAGCGAAAGAGATTCGGAAATTCGCGGAAAAAGAAAAAGTTACTTTAGAAGAGTTTGATGAACTTACATTGGGATTTATGCACCGTAAAAAATGGTCTGCTAAACATGTAGAAGAACAATTTAAAAAGGTTCATAAGTTTTTTAGCGCAAAATTAAAATAAAGGTAGCAACACGCTACCTTTATTTTTTTTTTACTATTAAATACCTATTAGTAAAAATTAATATATTTGACACAAGTTTTTGGTTGATGTTCATGATTTAAGTTGTTTTTTATTGTTAATTATATTGAAATCATTTATTAACTTTAAAACTTATTACGCAATGGAAAAGTTTACAAAAATCCTTGCTACTACAGTTGCGGTAGCAACAGGAGTTGCTTCAGTTGGGACAGCTATTTTAGCTGCTCTTTCAGCAAACAAAAAGTAGTTACTAACAACGTAGTTTGAGGGGGCTTTTGGCTCCCTCATTTATTTTGAAATTATATCTTATGAAATACCTTATCATCATAATCAGTATCCTAGTAAGTACACCAATGCTGTCACAAACTTTATCAAAGCTTGAGGAAAAAAACGGCTTTAATAAGTTTAAATTAGGTACAAACTCATCACTCTGCGGACCATTATCATTAGTTTCAGATGAAGGGAAAATAAAATGTTATTCTTACCAAGGAGACGACATTAAAGAAATTTATAGTCTTGGTATTCATGCAATTCTAATGACTTTTTATAAAGACCAACTTTATAAAATTCAAGTCTACATTAATAAGACCGATAAAGATTCAGAAATTGAATTAGGGCAGAATCTTAAGGTACTTTTTGGAAAGCCGAATAGTTGGACTGAGGGCAAAGGAGGTTGGCTCTGGGAATATTTATGGCAATCCCAGACCGTTCAGTTACAATATGCAAAGTTCGATGAGCCAGAACACGAACTTGATGGTAGTTTAATAATTAATATCACTAAACTACCATTGAGAACTAAAGTTATAGAAGAAGGCTTTTAATTATTTTAAAATTATGCACCTGATGATAAGATGTTAGTTATTCTTCACCAGCTAAACGTGAAGCAATAGCAGCCTTAACTCTCTTTACCGTATTCGGTGCCACCTTACAAATACCAGCAAGCTTCTCTAGTGAAAGATTTGGATTAAGTCTAATCTCTTTTGCAACCTTCGGATATTTAGCTATAAGCTGTTCATCTGTTAAGCCCGTCCCTTTCTTTCTGCCCTTGTAAACCTTAATACCTTGGGTTTCTTCCAACGCTTTTGCAGCCTTGATTCCTGCTGCCTGTTTCTCTAATATATTCTCCCTATCGCTTTGTGCAATACAGCTTAATAATCCAGTAACCAATTCAAAATATAAGTTTGGTGTACCATTTACAATTGATGATATGTTCAGTTGTTCCACATATACATTAACTTCCTTTGCTTTAAAGTAATCCAGCATAGTTAATATATCAGATGCTCTCCTTCCAAAGCGGTCCACGCTGTAGATACGGACCTCTTTTATCTGGCCCGATTCAATAGCCTCTATGAGTTTAGCTCCAGCTGGTCTATCTTTAAATGGAATTGTACCTGTAACCTTATCGGTGAATACCACCTCATCAGGACTGGTCTTTTCTTGGGATGCTGTGTTCTGGTTAATAGTTGATACTCTAATGTATCTGGCAATGGATTTTGTTTTCATGATAATAAATTAAGATTTGATATTGAAAACCACCAGCACCCGTATCAGAACTATATCACTTGGTTAATATTAGTATCTGTAATTATCTATATATTCTACATCCTTATCAATCAGGTCTTGCAACTGGTCAAAGTAAACTTCATGTTTCTCTGATTTGATGGTTTCATCATGATTTAAAAGGTAGTAGCTGTAAGTATCATTCCAAGCTAGGGCAATAACAACCCAACCTTTATGATGATGGCCCTGAACGTACAGCAGTAGAGCCTTGGAATGAAAGTTAAAGACCTTTGACACGCCCCAACTCCAAAAGACTTCTCTAGGATTGTTGAGTACTATTAGCGTTTCTTCTGTATTGAATTCACGCTGTGCCAGCTTATTCACTGTTTCAAAACTTATTCTTATATTTGTCATGATTATTTTTAAGTATTAAAGTGTAAGCTTTGATACGGGAGGGATGTTAGCGCATCCCTTTTTTATTTGGTGGTAATCTCAATATTTCAAAGTACTTGCGTTCCTTATTTGAACTATTCAAAGATAGAAAAATTGATTTAATCCTGCAAGGTTAGGGTGGTATAATTTGCAGGAAAATGTAAATTATTTTTCCAGTATTTTCTGGTGGTTTGGATATCCTCACATCAGGATTTTCCTGCTCAAGTAGACTATACCCTATTCATGCACAGACCTCAATAGATGTTATTTATCCAGCTTCTCGCATGAGGGTGAGGTTCAATATAATCAAAAGGCCCCACTTAATTGCAGGGCCTCTATTTTTGAGGGGAAATATTTATGGTGAAAACCTATATTTGATTCACAAATAATTTAATTGATATGAACTTTTCACCCAAAGAACTTGAAATACTTTACATGCTTTTATTTCGCTCAGTGTACGCTTATATTTTAGAATACTCTATCGAAAGCGAAAGTGACCTTGATGATGAGTACAGAGAAAAACTGACACTTATGAGAAAAATTGATATCCCAACTAGCACTTTATGGGAGGGGAAATTGATTGAACTAATGAAAGGTGGTGATTAGTATAATCTTAAATTTTGTAAATGAATTTTCTTTTTTTGAGATTGTTTGTTATATATCCCAAATTTAAAACATTACAAATATGAGTAAATTAAACAATTTAAGCGTTCTGTCGGATTTTGTACAGTTACATGGGCTTAGTAAAAGTCATGGCTGGTCTTCTTTCAAGGGGAACATTGTAATTACCACACCCAATGATTTTCTTGAAGACAAACAAAATGTGAGAATTTGGTTTTCAGGTTATAGTTCTGGAAATGTTGTAATTGAGATAAACAAGTCATTTGACTACAACAGTTTTCCCTCAGAGTTTTGGGCAAGTGCCCAGGAATATAAACTCGAAGGTAATCAGCTCGTAATTACTGGTAGGCATCCTAAAATCGGGAATTATTCCTGTTCCATATTGCCTGCATAATGATTATTAAGATTACTTAGCCCCTTAAGGGGCTTTTTTATTACTTTAGTATAACTTATCTAATACAACCTTACGTGCAGCAAGAATTCAAAACCTCAAATCGAAATATTCTTTCTTTATTAAGTAAACAAACTTTACTTATTACAATTGGTATTCAGTCAATTGGCTTTACTTTTTTTGTGATTTATTATAACAATTTTAATGTTCCAATTCTGTATTACCTAACCTTAACTGATATTTTATTATACACCATAATGGTCTTGATTCTTTTTGGAACATATTTATTTTTATTTAGATATCTCATAATTGATTCATTTGCTAATGTTCTATATAAGTATAATCGTGAGTTACATAGTAACAGTTGGACTTGGGTTTTAATTGGAATTTCACATATTGTTTTTACATGGTATTACACACAACTTGTTTCAGAATTAATTTATCAATTGCCAATCAATACTTTGTTTTTTGGAATACTGATGAGCGGGACGTTAGTCATGGATATTGGAAATAACTACGAAATCCCTAAGAATGCAGAAGTAGTTAAAGACCAAAATTCAGATGTTTCAGACCCACAAGAATATATTAATGGACGTTTAGCGTTTATTAAAGTCAGTCTTTTTGTATTTGGCGTGGTTTACATGCTTATTACAATCGATGCGGGGCAAGTAAAGAACAGCGATACAACTCTCACCTTTTCGACTAGTAAAAAAGATTATTATGTGGGTTATAAGTCAAAGCAAAAACTCATAGGTGAAACCTCATTATATTTATTCACATACGATACTTTGACAAAAATTTCTACTGCACATAACAAAACTGAAATTGAAACTATAAAATTTTACCCTTATTAACGTTCTGTCACTTAATTTGATAAGGTTGGATTAACTCTTATCTTATCTATCGTAGAAGTTATAATCTGATTAACTCTACTCTTAGTTATTCCTATATCTGATGCAATTTGAACTTGGGACTTTTTTACTTTCTCATTTATCCCAAAGTAATATTCGATTATTTCTTTTTCCCTCGGCTTTAGCAATTTTAGGGCAGCTTGGATTTTATCCAACATTTCAGAAATATCTTCATTATCGTTCTCATCTGTTATTGTTTCTATGAAATCTGGGAATATTACTTTACTTGGTATTTGTATTTCCCCCGCGCTTTCATCCAAACCAACCGATTCCTGCTCTTTTGCCAGTTTTAGTAAAGCTTTCATCTTTCTTTCTGGAGTTCTTATCGCTGAACTGTTTTGCAAAATGAACGATGTAATTCTTCTCTTGACTACCACCCCAGCGAAATAGCTAAGAGTGGTGCCACTGTCAGGTTTGTAACCTTTAATTGCATCGATAAGCGCAATATTACCTTCTCCTATTAAGTCATCAATAGTAAGCGTTCCATCAGGTGTTAGAAACTTTTCCATCTGCTTTGCGTAATGCACCACCAATTTCAAATGGCTGTTTATAAGCCTCTCTCTTGAAGTGTTATCCCCTGCTTTGGCCTTTGATACCAAGTCCAGCTGTTCTTCTCTTGTAAGGCTTGGAATGATACTCAGCTCGTTGTAATAAATCTGATTCATTATACTACATGGGTCCAAGTCTTGCCCGTAACGATGGAGCTTATTGTTGATGCAGACACTTCAAACAGTTCTGCAGCCTGTTTTTGAGACATACCTAAATCGAGTAATTTCTTTAGGGTCTTAACCAGTTTTTCTGATAGCTTTGCCATCCCATGCTTTGAACCCTTGTGTGAGCGATTTTCAGCCCTTGTAAGGTATCTTAGATTGCTGATGGAGTTATCTTGTCTATTACTATTTCTGTGGTCACATTCGTACCCTATTGGCTTCTCACCGATAAAAGTTTCCAGAACTAGAATGTGTATGTAGTACTTCTTGCCATCAATGTTGATGAAGAGGTAATCGTTATCATTTTGGCAGTTACTCATTGGAGAAAGAATCTTTGTCTTACCATTTTTGTAATGATGCCTAACTCTTCCAAGGTTTGAGACCTCATAGTTTTCATTTTGTTTTACAGCTTTCCACTGTTCTTGCTCATGTGTTTTCATTTTAGTTAATAATGATTCTATTGCCCCGCGCATTTAGTTTTGTGAGGGTTTATTCTTTTCCAGCAGATAAATAAGCCATGCTGGAAGGCTTTTCTTTCGGTTCTTTGCTGCATCAGCCTTTGCCTTAAGATTATTGATTAGCTCAGCAAGGTTTTCAAACATCTCCTCAACCTGCTCATCTGATAGTTCATCATCTTCATTCATAATGGTGTTTATTATTAAATATCTCGTAGTTTCTGAAAAGACTGTTTTTATAAAAAAAAAATGAAAATAATCCTGCTTCAAATAGAAAACCCCAGCAAATGCTAGGGTTCCTATTGATAAAAATAATTTGAATTTAAAGTGCTGCTCCAGCTACAATTCTTGCATTGCTGCTCTGGGCCTCGGTTATAGTATCAACTTGTACAGTTGGTGATGGTAACGCCAAGTTAGCCTTGCCGACTTCTTGACCAATCTTGCTTGCAAGAATATCATAATCAATCTTTGCGCTGGATGTGATATTGTCTAGCTGTGAATATCCACCAATCATACCACCTCCTGCAAACCCAGGTACACCAAGTGACCTAAAGAACGCTGGTCCACCTGCTCTTCTTTGTTGGGTTTTATTGAGGATGACCTCACCTTGCCCAACATAGGCAAGCGTATCATCACCATTAGAAAGTGGGATTATGTTGCTACCGTTATTGATAACGCCAGCTGACAGCCTTGGTACTTCACCACCAGTTGCTAATTTAACTCCTGTAATTTTCTTTACAGCACCAAGACCCGATGCCAATACTACACCTGTACTTACAACCTTAGCAATAGTTGCCGCTGGTTCTGGTAGAATACTATCTGCTGCCCAAACTTGAGTTATCCCATTATACGTGTTCATGGTAGCCTCAGCTATTGCAGCAGCCTTACCAGCTGCTGTCTTCTCACCAAGTAGTTGTGCAACCTGACCAAAAGTATCGGCATAGCCTTGACGTATTGCCATCTCTCGCGCTTGCTCTATTTTCTTTACCGCATTGGCGTGCTTTTCGTGAATTTTGGTAGTGTCAGCTCCAGTTTTCTCAGCTGCCTTTAATTCGGCTTGATAACGTATTTCTTCTTCTGCTAATTGACGGTCAAAATCATTGGTGAATTTCTCATCATCTAATATTCTTTGATTTTCAAGGTCAATTGCTTTCTGCTCTTTTTTGGCTTCATCTCTTAAAGCTTGAGCTTCTTCATTCTTAATCCTGTTAGCTTCATTGATTGCATCAACCGCATCCAAGTATTCCTGCTCACTAATTAACCCAGCCTCTTTTCTGGCAAGCTGATAATCTCTTTCAGCCATAGCCATATCGTTGTTGAGCTTGAAGGCGTTCATCAGCTTTTCTTCTGTGAAGAAAGTATCATCCTGCTTTTGCTGCTCAAGAACCCTTTTCTTTTGAGCTAATTCATCAGCCGCTAATTGAACTGCTACCTCGGCTTGCTTCTTTGCAAATGCGTTGGTGAGATTCAGTTTTTCGGTTTCATAAGCGGTTTGACTTATCTTACCGCCTTTGAGTTGAGTGTCAAGGATTGCCTGCTTTTTCTTCATTAACTGCTCTTCATAAGCAAGCTCCTCTGCTAATGCTTTTTTCTTATAGCCTTGTTGAGCAATGAAAAGATTAAGGGCTTCATTTTGTTTTTGAATCTCAGCATCAATAATCTTCATCTTGGCATCAGAGGCTTCTTTCGCATCAGCGAGAGCTTTCTTCTGAGCATCAGCAGCAGCCTTTGCATTTGCACCAGCATTCGGGTCAACATCGGCAACAATGTTCTTGCTGGTGCTGGTGGCGGTTGTAGTATTGGTAGTAGTATTTGAGGTCTTTACATCAATGTTCTTAGACTTGAGGCCGTCTAGTTTCTTTTGGAGTTTCTCTACATCTACTCCAAGTGCTGAAAGGATTGGTTGAACGTTGGACACAATACCTTTAAGGCCATCAATGATATTATTCTTGATACGTCCGAACGTGTTGCCGACAATTGATAAGAGATTATTAAAACCATTTTTAAGGGCATTGATAGCACCCGAAAAATCACCTGTTACCAACGCTTTAAAGAAGTTGAAGAATGTCCCAATTGTATTTGACATTACAGCAAAGCCGCCTTTGATTACATTAAATACTGCACTAACCGTGGTCTTTAGCGTATTCCATGCATTTGAGAAAATTATTCCAACAAAATCAATTAGAGGCTGGATATCTTTCTTTACACCAGCAATATATTCCATCATGGCAGCTAGTGCATCGGTGGCCATAGCCTTAACCGATGTCCAGATATCACCGAACCCTTCAATCTCGAATAGCTCTGATTGTGCTTTGTTAAGCCTTTCATTGGCATCAGCTAGCTCAAGTTGTTTCATTGCGGCCCCGTCCAGTTGTTTATTGGCAGCAGCGTTAACCGCTTCTAGTACTTTCATTGCTCCACCTGCATCCTCACCAGCACCTTTGAAAACATCGGCAGTAAGCTGGGCTTGTTGCTGTTGAGTCAATTGGGTTTCAGAAGCTTTCTTTGCAATGTTGTTCAAGGCTTCTGATACAGTTAGCTCGCCCGTTCTAACCTTCTTAAGGATATCATCTGTAAATGTTGCACCAAAAGAATTTACTAAGGCATCTCTGGTGGCTTTGGTTTGCTCGGTCAAGCTTAACCCGACTTCTTTAATAGCATCAGGAAGCTTATCGCTGTATACCCCAAGGTCGTATCCAGCATTGATAATATTTACAAACTGCTCAGCACTATATCCAGCGTTTGCAAATAGCTGGTCATACTCACCAAGAGAATCCAAAAACTCTTCATTTTGCGCTCCACCTGAAGCAAGACCTTGTGCAATGATATCATTGGCTTCAGACATGGAAATTCCGTAAGCCTTAGCTAACGAATTTGCTTTACTGGCAATGTCCTTGAAGTCCTTGTCGAATGTATCAGCTGTTGCAGTGATTTCGCTCCTGACCTTGGATAAATCCCCAGCATTAACACCGAGCGCCTTCAGTTCTTTATTCGCTTCTTGTAGGCCCGCGTTATAATCAAAGATTGCTTTTCCAGCAGCGAATGCAGCGGTTATTCCCGCAATCACAGCACCAATTGGAGTAGCTATGAATGACACTGCGGCCCTTGTAGCTCCACCAATTCCAGTTGCCAGTTGAGAGAATGATTGTCTCAAAAGATTTCCAGCCCCACCAGCGGCTTGAGCTCTTGAAGTAAACCCTGCAATACCACCGTTGAACGGGTTGATAGCTCCTAAAGCTTCTTGAATTGATTCGGTGTAGTTACCGATATTCATTCTCTGCTGCTCCTGCGCACTGACATTCGTCCTAATGAATTCAGTGTTTTCGTTAAGCCTTCTATTAATTGCTTCCAACGCGTCTCTACCTTGCTGAGTTGAAAGGTTAAGCTGATTCCTTACAGCTGTTAGCTGACGGTTGTTTTCAGTAGCTTCTGCAATAGATGTAATGTTTCTATTGAGCGCGGTGTTAACTGCCTGTAAAGCACTTGTGGCTTGATTATTGGCAGCGTTAAGCTGGGTTAAAACATTGTTCTGAGTAGTATACTGCCTCTGCAGATTTCTTAGCTGGGCCGCCTGCTGGATGTATTGTTGCGATGATGAATCACCAGCTTGTTGTAAGGTTCTTTGGCTGGCTTGTAATTGTTCAATTGCTCTTCTAGTATCACTAAGCTTTGTAATTAATGCATTGGTATCAATGTTAAGTGAAAGGATTTCAACCTGTTGTGGCACTTCATGTTCATATTATACTCTTGTTATAGATTAATCTCAACAATCTTGTTGAGGATGGCTTGATGTAGCTTTGGATTGCGTTGAGCCAGAATATCTTTGATAGGCTCAATGATTTGGTACTTCGAACTACCCCAAGCGTGAGCAAAACCAATTTCATTTGCTTGGTTATTCATATCAGCTATATCATCTTGGAAATTATCGCTCTTCATCTCAAGAAGACTTTTGATTGTACAGCCCTCAAAATCAGCAATTCCTTTCAAAAAGTATTGTTCAATTACAATATTTGGTTCGTTTCGCTTCTTAAGGTCATATTTTAAAAGGCTCATGAAGTGCTGGTCAGATTGACAGATTTCTAATATTTGGAAATATCCATTTATGAAAGCATCTCTTAATAGTGAATTATTAAATCCCATGATGCCACAATTCACACTGGTTGTTGCCGAGTAGCCAAATCCTTTAACCGAATCTCCCACAGCATCCCGAAACATTGGCAAAACTTGCTCATAGCTTTCCATGAAGATTGATAATCTTTCTTCCATTTGCACAATACAGTCATGGTCTGGAAATTCTAGTAGTGGAATTATACTTTCCTTCTTCAGGAACACGTCACCATCAATATGTATTGACCCGAGTGGGGCTTCTCTAATTGCCACAATCTTTCCTGCGCTCCAGAACCTCTCATTTACATCTTCCAGTTCATCTAGCTTAATATGAATGTTATCATATCCAAGGCAGTCGAAAATGCTGGCCCCATATGTATCGGTGTACAATTCTACTGGCAGCCCGATTCTTTTTAAGTAATCAACTGAGTAACCGTAAAGCCAAAGGTTCTTTTCTATTTGGTCAGTGATGTTCCAACGTTCTGCAAGCATTGGCTTTGTCCAGATACTTTGAATAATATTTGTCATTATAATGTTCCAATCATGTTTAATGTACCGTACTGGTACGAACCACCACCTGTTTGAACTATTGGAGGAATTTTTACAAGTTCGACCTCTACAAGTTTATTCTTTTGGTAGCTGCTTATTTTATTCACATAGAAGTAGCTCCCGAACTGTTCCAGATATATTCTACTGTGAAAATCAAAGTTGTAAACATCCAATAGAGATAATTTCATGGTGCATTTAATGACGTGCATGGTTTGCAAAAGATTTATTATCTGGCCGTAATTAGTATTTAAAAATGTCTGGAACGATAAATTATTTGTTGAGCCTACGAGTGGATTATTGACGTTAGTTGTTGTGTACGTACCATTCGGACGTTCGAGTCGAAATTGAACTACACCGCTAAGATTTTTTAAATACTGTATTTGAAAAGGTATTTCTCTAGGGCGCAATTCTGCACCGCTCTCAAGTGTATTCTCGGCAATGTCTAACAAAAACGAATCTGTACCAGTGGTATGAAGAAATATTCTACCCTTGGCCCAATCGTTACTTTCAATCACTCTACATAGTGGCGGCTTTACAAATGCTGAATCAATTATTGTTTTTTCTTTGTTAAGGGTTTCATTATCAATTTTAAATAAACCCATCAAGGCATCAGCTGGCCCGAGTGTTGGATAATTCTCATCCATCACATCTTCCTTGTACCTCAGATAGTTGGTTTGACCATAACCGTCAATATTGTATTTCTCATTTTTCAGACCAGAAAATTTATCGGTCCAATCCAAAACAGGGCCGCTCTTAAGAAGCGTATCAAGTTTGGTAAAGGTTACTTTCTTATCAAATTCATTAACTTTAATGACCAAACCATAACGGTACATTAATTCCTTTACAAGCACATCACATGAGACCTCTGGTAAGCAAAGTTGGACATTAAAAGTATCACCGTATCCGACTTGAAAATGGCTTACACCTTTAGCTGATGGAATTACCAACCTATTAAAAACTGCATCGTAAATGAACGGATAGGTTACGGTGTAACCAAGATGTGTGAATATTTTTTCAAAAAGAAACCTTACATAGAAATGTGGTGATGTTTGGGTTACAAGGGTTCTAGTAAACACAGTTCCCAAGGATTGTAACGAGCCACTATGTGTTGTGTTTGCATTATATTGAGCAACTGGTAATGTTATGCCATTCATCCCAGCACCGTTTATATACGGCACCAGAGATTCAGCTGTCCAAACTATATTTCTCTGACCATAAACATCCTGCAACGTATGTGTTTTGAGCTTTTCAAAAAAGGTCTTCTCGCTACCGTAAACATTCATGTTATATGACTTTTCATCATTGTCTGAAAGCTCAGCGAATCCATTTATTAGTAGGGGCAGTGAATCCTCAATAATCGTTACATTATTTAGTTTATAAGGTACCCTAGATAGCTGACCTGGCACACCAAGAAAATTCATTACCTGAACGTTTTTAGGTGTTTTCGGAATTTTAAACTTGTTTGTATAAGATGTATTAGCCTTGGACAAATCACCCAGGTCATTCAACTGCAATGTGATAGCCACCTTTTCACCCACGTTCAGGTCAAGCTCTTGACCATTTAAAAAAATCTGCATTACTGCGTGATGGTGTTTACTTCTGGTAATGTTATTGTCAAGCCTAGCTTATGCTTGCTCTTCTTATTGTCAATGGTGAATGCCGAATCATTAACCTTAACCCCGATGAAGTCATACTCCTGTTGCTGGTTGAAGGGTGTTGTATGAACATACATCCAAACCGCTGGTGATGTTACTAGGTCTTGTAAATAAGGAGCATCAATTTTATCAAAGGTTGTATCAATTTGGATAGTTCTTGTTGCGGTCTTTCCAATAAGGTGGCTAGTTGATGTAAGATTTTGCAGATTATCATAATAGCCTTCAAAATCATCGATGGTTTTTGGGTTGGTCAAGTCCTTATATATGCTATCGAATTTCCAATAAGAATAACTCCCTTTATCGTTAAGCCATTTGAGGTAAACACCGCAATCCGATTCGACCTTGTTGATATTAATATTTGCCTTATGTTCTTGGTCAACCCAAAGCTCTAGCCTGTTTAAAGTGCTTGGCTGGATTAGCGATTCCAAGTCAGTAACGCTGTTAGCCCCATCACTTAAAAAGAATCGGATTACACCATCCTCCTGCATTGTGTACTCAGCCGTTTGCTCGGTGGTAGCAATATTTCTAAAGAAAAACTTCTGGTCATTTTCAATACCATACACGGCAATATCGAATGGAAAGCCTTCAAACATCTTAACATGATAATCCATGTAATTATCGCTCGGCAACAACATTCTTACGGGTGCGTTGATTTGAGACATCCTATGATAATTAGGAAGCTGCTCAACACTTCTTATGAAAGTGTAATCTTTATAAATCGTCTCGTTAGCAGTAAGGTTATGTACAACAATCTTAACCTCTGCATGAAGCAATATTGAATCATCTACATAATAAAAAGCATCAAAAAGGTTTGGCTGGATAGTATCTTCAAAACGATTTGTATTGATAAGATTTTTTACAATCTCCTTGAAATTAAAGGTGAATTTGTTATTGATTGGTACCGATACGAACTGCATACCATTAACTGTAATCACAGCTTTAGTTGCACCAGAAATCACATCACTCTCAAATTGAATGATGCTGTCATTATATGCTGGGTTAAGTGGTAATAAATCCTTTGAAAAGGTTATCATTGAAATTCATTGAATGATTTTGTTATTGTTGCTACCACCTCTTGAACAAAGGCATTTGCATTCAGCTGAGAAACTCTATCCAATATCTTTTGGATGCGCTTGGGTGTGATGACCTGATTATAAATCTTAAGGTGTTTATCCCTATCTGTACCTCTTTCAGCAATTTTTCTGGCAATTAAAAATGCAAGAGATGAAGTGCTGAGTCTATCTTCTAAAGGTCGTATTCCTTTTGCTCTAATCCATTCTTCAATAGCTCTGATAGGAGGCATTTTCCCAGCCCTTCTGCCACCTAGATATGTGTAACCCTGAAGCACCGCGGTAAGCCCGTTGTAATCAATTTTAAGGCCCTGCTCAAATTCGCCCGAGGACTTCTTTCCAGAAGCATTATAGAGTTGGATGATATCATTTTTAATGCTTTCCATTTCTTCCTGCAAAATCTGCCTGTTCTCATCATTACTCATCATAGTTAATCAAGTTGCTTAGCGGTATAATTGATTAGAAGACCATCACAATTTTGGTCAAACAGATTGATTACCTCAGTTGATTTAAAAGCTTTCAATTCAAAGGTTGAGCTGCAAGTAAAAGCACTTGTTAAGACCGTCCTCATGTCATTAAATAAAGGCTTGATGTACTGCTCATATTTATCGCTGTACTCTTCATCAACGTCAGATGACTTAACAAGAAATAGATTGCCCGAATACGTTAGGGTTTCATTGCCTGCATCACTGAATGAGCTGTCAGAGGTAATTGGCTCAACCATCAGGTGAACCTTGCCCTCTTCAATATCATGGAGATTTAAATAATCCTGTCTGCCATATTCAAAAATCCAAGTATTTTCTATTGCTATATTTTTAAAAAAATCGTGCATTAAAATTTGTTTTTCCTTTGCTGGATGGCTTTGACATCCAGCATTATCTCACCCTTTGTCTTCTCCATCATTAGCTTAGTAAACACAACCATGTAAGGCAATCTCTCAATCTCTTTCCATTTCAGAATATCTCCACCAGCAAGGCTATCTATCGTATTAAGGATTCCATATTTCGCCATGCGTTCCGATGCCTGGGCCTCAATCATAACAATGTCATCATCCTCACTGGAAAGCTCATTTTGTTCCATGTTTCCAAGTTCAATAAGCTGAGCAACAATCCCATTAATGATAGAGTAAAATGGCACAATTGTAAAGTTCCAAACCGATTCAATCGGCAGCTTTGTTACAATGCTAACAGCTTCAATTATAGCCTCAATACTGCCATCATTCAATAAGTTCCTTAATGTGATGACCTCGGCAAGTGAAAGGTTTTTAGCGGGGCATATTTTGAGTTTCCCGAAGCTTGGATGTACAGGGTCATTAACTTCATCAACTGCTGGTAATAACTCAAGTACTTGAATGTAATCGTTTACCAATTGTTCATCTCCCAGAGCTAGAAAATCTTTCAGTCTGTAATCGGTTATCTTCTCCATTTGAGTGAAAAGTTTGTATTTTGATTCCCAAACTTCATCAGGAAGATGTATCGCAAGGCATCAATTGCGTGGTTGAAAGCGTCAATCGGCACATTCAAAGGCGTTCCATTTTTATCCTTGGCCCAAGTGTAATTCAGTAACTCTTTAATTAAGTTGACACTTCTTGATGTCACTTTTATCGGCTGCTCCTGAATTAAGGATAATCCGTAATTGATGCTATCCTTACCCTTTATAACTGGTAATACTGATAAACCGTAATTCCTTAGTTCAGCGATTGATTTAGGTTCGGCACTATCAGCGTATATGATATTATCCTTGGCATCTGTAGCTTTAACCTTTTCAGATATTTGGCTATTGAGCAAACCCTTTAGATAGAGCTTTTCATCAACAATGAGTTCACCGTTATAGCGGTACAGTGAAACCAATGTTGTTGGGTCATTTGAGTAGCCCCAGTCAAGGCCGCTGGCAATAAGTTGAGCATCTGCTGGTAATTCATTAATCTCGCTCCAATCCGAAATTATTGCTCCTTCTTGTTTACCAAGAAGACCAAGACCCATCACTCTCCAGCGATTGGCATAGTAATCACTTGATTCACCCTTAATCTCCCAGCTCTCAATCTCATCTATGATTTTCTGTTCAAGAAATTCATTGTCTTTATAAGTAACAATAAGATGTTCTGCTTTCTCATCGTCAATCAATTCCGTTGTGGCCCAAAATGGGGCCGTTGGGTTGAAGTCAAGAAACGTGAAAAGCTTTGTCCTTACTGATAGTTCTTGGTAAGCATCGAATGATACATTATTACATTCATTGATGAAAAGTACATCCCTTCTACCACCTCTAAGACCATCAGGATTATCAGCACCAAAAAACTCAAAGGTTGACTTACCAAGCTGGTACTTCCTATCGGTAAGGTTGTGATTCGCCTCATCATAAAGATTTAGGTTCTTCAATATCGATATGAAATCTTTGTAAGCACCTCTTTTTAGAACTGGAACACTTTCAGCTACGATACTTATTGTAAGGTCACGCTTGAGCGCAAAATAAATGAGATATTGAAGTATGCTATAAGTCTTTCCCGCGCTGGTTCCACCCTGAACAATTCGGATTGGCTTGGTGAGAGATGCTATTTTGTTGAAGCAGGTTGTTGGTGTCAAAAATCATATTCTTCTTTCTTTTCATTATCATTCTTGACTTGGAGTTTTATCGGCTCAACAATCTCGAAATCTGCATCAATAGTTTCCCTGCTATCACCGTTGATAATGTTATCAATCAACTTGATTTGTTCATCATTAGATGCTTGTATTTGAATTATCGGCTGGTTGCTTGTATGCTTTACCTCGGTAATTTGCTTGAGGTTGAATTGTTCAGAAAATACCCTTTCTGCAAGCCACCCGAACCTGTACCAGAGTTTATCATTTCCCGCCATTATATTATCTACAATCGCTAGTTTTTGCTCAATTAGGGCAGTTTTATACAGGTCAAGAAATTCATCAGCCACTTCATCATCCTTGGGGTCGGTTTTACCAGAAGCCCAATTTCTCAGAGTTCGTTCAGTGATGTGGCAATTCTTGTCCTCAATTTCTTTATTAACCAAAAACACTAATTCGGTCTGAGTTAGGAAAGCAACCTTTCTCTCATCGATTACTTTTTTCAAAGCTTCAACCCATATTTTCATTTTGAAAGGCCTCCCTGCTCCAAGCTTATTTTTCCTTTTTGGCTTTTTATTATCCATTATTATTTATTTCTGTCTAAGGAAATAATAGTGTCAAATGGGTCAGAAGTAAAGAGTTGATACAAATAAATAATGCCCGTTCCCGGGCATTATTTATTAATCATGGAATTCAGTTATGTAAATCTGCTTATAAGCTGGTGTCTCAAGCAGTCTTTTTACGTGGTTAAGCTTCTCTAAAGCCTCTCTGTAAGTGCAGCAATCTCTCTGGGAGAATATTGTTTTAAACAATTTCATCGGCTTGAAACAATCGTTTTTATATCGGTCAAAAGAGAAATTATTTCTTCATCCTTATTTGTCTCTTGCTCGTATTTTTCTTCCCAAATAGTGGTAAGGCGTATCACATCTTTTGAAAGGGTATCTTTCTCATCTTGAGATTTTTCCAGCCTTTTTGCCAGCCACCAAATTACTACTCCCATAACCACGATAACAGGAGATTGCTGAAGCAGCCAGCCACCTAATTGCTCTATCATTCTGATTTATCTGTATTATTTTCTATATTATTTTCTAAATGGGTGAATTCTATCTTTTTGAAAAAATCTCCAATTATAAGAGATGTGAGGCTTTGCCATATATGAGAATTGAGGAAGGATGCAAATTCATTTTCCGTATCATAATAGTTATGCCTTTCTTTGTTTATTCTCTCGCCCGTTGGAGAAATGTCATAACTATAAAATATCACTTCTTTTCTACCACTTTCAAAATTTCCTATTGAAATATCTTGAAAAACAAATACCTTCCTTAATCCAGTAATTTCATCGTCCCTCTCAATCTCAATATTCTCAAGATTATCAAACCTAATTTCATAGGTTTTGCCGTTTTGTGCAGTTATTTCCATTATAATGTCAATTTATATTTTTCTAAAAGGGTCCTTATTCTCAGGTCATAATCATCAATAACTGTAGGACTAATACCATTAAAATTATATACCAATACCATATAACCTTCAAGTGTAATTAATCTATCCAATTGAATTTGATTTTCAGCAATATTTAACTGTGGCCCAGTAACATTATTAGTTGGTGTAAATGCAAGGTCTTGTGTACCTGTAAATGAACTGGCATTATTAATAAATACTGAATGATTATTTGATACCCCATTTCCCTTAAATAAGTATCTGAAAGAATTAATTTGATTGATAGGTAATATACTACTACCGTTTGGTGAAATTTGATAAAATGTAGTACCATTATCTGCAAATGCCACTCTGTAACTATTACCAGCTGTTGCGTTAATCCTGTAATTGATACGTACTTGTGAATTACCAGTAGTATTTGAACCAAATATAATTGGTGAAATTGCTGCATCTGGAAGGGCCACAGGTGAATTATATCGACTGATTAAATATATACCGAATGCACCACCACTGTTTATGAATGAATACATACCATTATTATTTCCTGTGTTAAAACGCGCACCACGTAAAATTGTACCCTCTGGAGTAAGTTGCTTTGTTATTGTTCTAACACATTTGGGGTCACTAAATATCAGACCTACTGGTCTGAAACTATTTGCCGAAAACATACTGAACTGGGTAAATGGTTCCTTCTTTGATTGCCAATATTGTGTCTCGTTTGGTAAACCAGCATAATCCTGTCTTCTCTCTGAACCATCCATCCAGAGAGTGAGTCCTGGGATACTATTAAAGTTTTCCTCTGTACTTAAAGACAATCCTTGTACTTGTAATCCTTGAATAATATTCATTATATAGTCGTTGGTATTTCAGTTAAGTTATGCTTGATTTCACAATGCACATTGGTTACCTTGTTTACATTGTTAATGAATTCGATTTTAGCAGTTGTACCAGATATTGAAAGGTCAATCCTTGTATCAGCACTGGTAACATAATTAGGGGTATTTCTTATATAAGACCATTGTCTGCCATATCTTAAATCATCCCTACTAGTTGATGTGACTGTACCACCTTCATTTTTTACTGAAAACTGGGCCGAACCAATAATTGATTTACTATCCACATTTACAATATTGATGTTGTTTACATCAATTGTCACATGTGTATTCAGTGGTACTTGAATTTCCTTAATTGTAGTAGCAACTGGTACGGTATCACCCAAAGCCTCAACTGTTTTATATTCAGTTTCGGAATATGAAACCCCATTTACTAACCTAAAGGGCGTAAAAACTCTTGTTTGTTTCTTTCCGCTAATTGTCCCAGTTGAAAAGAAATTACCGAAATTATCGAATATCTTAAATGATTCTGCTGCTCCTGACAGAGCTTTAATTCCCATATTGCCAGAAGTTACTTCGGATGAAGCTTCCCAAATAGCCTGTGTACCTTTAATTGTTAGCTTCTTTACACCTTCATCCCAGCTTAAAGAATTACTTCGTGCTAGGGAACCAGTTCTGGTAAATAATACTGGTGAATGAATGTCTGACAATTCAGATAACCTTTCAAATTCAGTATTTCCACTTTTGTTAAGCTTACTGTTTAAGCTCCCTACTAAATCAGTCTGACCAGAAATTGAACCTGTGATATTTCCCCAAATCGCGGCAGCGGGCAGTGTAGCAAGTGTTCCATTTCCTCTGACATATTGGGCGGTGGTTCCAGTTGGAATATTGAATTTCCCAGCCAAGGCATTATTCAAATCTGTTTGGCTGGAGAGCAGGCCTGTTATTGTTCCCCATGATGGTAGTAATGGGTCATTTTCAACTGATTTTGCAAAGATTATCGGGGCCAGCACATTCATCAATTGAGTTTGTGTAGGATAATCAAGGCCATTAACTCTTACATCAGAAAAATGTGTTGGTGGTAATAGCTGGAGCTTTACATCAAAAGCATTATATGCGCTCACATGTGTATCACCAATCGCCATCAAAATGAAATTCTTCACATACTTTTTATTGTTGTATGTGAAGGTCTTGGCATCAATGTTTTGAAATACTTGCATTATGCTATTCTCCTTAATTTCATTTTTCTCTCACCTGTGGTAATTGTGTTGGAGCAGGTGTTATATGCTTTGAAAGTGTCGGCTTTCTCAGTGAGGTACATTTTAATCAACTCCCACTTAGAGCCAGCCATTTGGGATTGTTCTTTTGACCTGTCTTGAAGTGTGGCACGGTCAGCTGGCTCACTATTATCTGAATGCTTCACAGTCGCTCCAAATGGGGTAATATTAGTATTTAGCTGTGTAATATACCTTGCCATGAAAAGGTCAATCATCATTGCTTTAAGACCTTCCTGATAGTAGGTAATTTGCGGGTGCTGGCCTGCGATTGTGAAGCATGAACCGCTCAATAAATCTTGATATTCAGGAGTGCTAGTATTTGCTAATACATCAAAATAAAAATTGATTCCAAGGTATTCTCTCAGGTCATCATGAGCTTGTTTAATGATTGGATTAAATTTATCCGCATCTACCTTTTTACCAATATCTTTCAGAAGCTTTATATCATCAATATTAATTATCTGTTGCATTAGATTCTAGTGCTATAATCGATGTTATTGTCCAGTCATTAGCTGGGTTAATCGGTTCATGCCATTTTGAGAAAATTGTCTCAAATGCTTCAACAATAATTGCTCTTTCTTCTTCCTTGTTGTTCCAATGAGTGATTTGAGCTTGCTTGTACAATTCACCTGAATTTCCAAAGAGCGTTGCTGAATCATCATTACCAATAAGTATTGGGTGAACTCCAAATGCCTGCATGATTTTCTTTGCTGAGCTTGTTTCTGTGTAAGCAACCTTTTGGTCATCAAAATCACTATCCAAATTCTTAATGATGAATTGCTCATCAAGGTTATCAGATACATTATTTGCTTCCAATGTCAAAACTCCATTTGTATTTTCTACCCCTAGAAGATTTTGAATTGTTTTATCGAAATCCTTTCTCTCATAATCGTCAGAAAACGGCTTGGTGATAAAGATTTTACTACCAAAGTTTCCACGCCTCAGTGCAGCCTCTTTGAATACCGAAGCCTTAAACTCGGCATTCATGTCATAGATTACCGAATCACCATCTGAAAGGCTATAAACGTCATTGAAATCACTAGTAACATGAAGAATCTGGCCCTTATATTTGTTCCATCCACCAACAGCCTCAACTTGAGCTTCAATTACAGATGGGTTGGGGTTGAAAATATCGAATAATTCAAAATCCTTTTTCTCAACCTTCTTACCACGGCTCTTGTCCCAATTATCATAAACTATAATTTTACCGCTGTAACCAGTTGAATCACTCTTACCAATCCTTGCCTCGGAGCATGAAATCAATTCAACGCTGGTAATTTGATAGAGCGCGTTATAATTGACATGGAAGAATAAGTTATTTTGTTCACTGAACTCTCTTGAAGCTTGTCTAAATAGCTTATTTAAAGACAGACCCTTTTTATTTACAATAGAGCTATTACCAGCAAATGAAAATCCCTTGCCATAAATATACTTGCTATTGATGTCAACGCAATTTTTAGCAGTAACAGAGCTACCGATGAGGCTTTTAATTAGCTGGGGATATGCATTGTCATCGCTCCATTTGAATATGCCTTCGGTCTTATCGTATTTTATAGCAAGCCTGTTATCTATATCAATTAATTTAACCTTCATTATTCTTTGCTCATTCCTGCTTTCATGTTATCTGGCAAATGCTTAAATAAGCTTTTCCTGTTAGGATTGACCATTAGAAATGCTTCAATCTCCGCATGATTTGGATTGTTGAGACCAATCTGGTCAAATGAAATCCCATCCCTTAATTTATATTCTGAAACAACCTCTGCAATTGCATCTACTGACATGATTTCAATATCGGTGCTTGCTGAAATGGCAGTCTTCTTTTTACATTTTGTACATCCCATATTTTTAACGTTAGAAAAAAAGGTGGTAGCCATTACAACCACCACCTTCTTTATCTCCTTTCTTTTATGTCTAGTTATTAGTCAACCATGAGGTTGTCGAACTTGGCTTTAAGCACTGAATAAGCTCCCTCTTTCCATACTTGGTAAGGATATGTCTCACCAAAGCCTTCCATTGAAGACAATGTGAATACAAAAGAGCCATCATTTTCGAGGGTTGAGTAAGCACCTTCGGTCATTCTTAGCCCATTTTCAAGACCAAATACTCTAAATGCCTCAGTATTATTTTCTCCCTTCCATTTACCTTCAGCTATTACAAGGAATTCACCTCTGCTCAACTGGCTAATAGTTTCGGCATCCTTCGCACCCTGACCGAAAACACGGCAAGCAAAGCCATGAGTAAATGTATCAAGACCAGAATCATTCGCTGCAAATGCAGAAGTTGCCGACCCCAATTGTTTTATCCAATCAATCGAGTATGCCGTAGCACCTGAAACCAAAGAAATATTTGTTATAGAGGCCCCAGAAGTAGTTAATGCTGCTAGGTCAATGTCAGACTTGTTTATAATTATCGCTCTGGTTTCTAAACCAGCTTTGGCTCTCACAGATGGGTCACAACCAAAGGCAATATTGTTTATTAATTTAGGAATACATTCCATTTATATATGTGTGTCTATTCTTTATGTTATTGATTCTAATATTAGAAAATGGGGGTTATAACCGCCCCCAGTTTTCTTTATTTAGTTAGCTTTATAAGTAACGATTTCAGCAGGGAATTTGATTTGAGTCCCGTATTTCCAAGCTACTTTGATTTTCACTTTTTCTTCATAAGGAAGGTAGATTGCATTAGCATCATCCTCTTCACCTTGAAGGTCACAACCTACAACACCATTTGAAAGTCTCATTGCGAATACTCTGCCTGTACCAACAAGACCTGGCACTGATTGTACCTTAACTTGAGTGCCTGGCAATACAAATGAATCTCCACCGTCTTGAGTATAATGGAACATATTTTGATTTTTTAATGCGATTGTGTATGTTCTGTAAAGGTCATCGCCCATAAGGATTGTCATATCGCTTGCTTTAAGCACTTTTACAGGTATGTTTTGATAGATTGCATCTATTTTTTCAATAATATTCTGCGTTGTAAGAGTTGTTCCAGTAACTTTCACAACACTTGGCTCAGCATCAATCAATTTGATATAACCGTCAAACTTGTTCAGGTTAGAATTACTAGCTCCAGTTAGAGTAGTGTTACCTTGCCATAGAGCAATTTCATTCTTTTCAGTGATTTGCTCAATTATGCCTTCCATTATTTCCTTCTCAAATGCTAATTCATCATCAGCAGAACCAGCCTTAAGTTGGCTTTGAGTATAGAAATTATTTAATTTTTTAGGGTCGTAGAATTCTCTAACGCATATCGGACTAACGGTAATGTACCTTTGTGTAAAAGTACTTTCACCACCTCCAGCAGTTGATGCACCTTCTGTATCGTTTTGAAAAACAACACTTGTGTTTAAGTAATTAAGTGCTGCTGTATGTTTAATACCTGCTTGCACTTCAAATAGCTGGGCCGTTTTAGCACCCATCACGGCCGCTTTTAAAAGCGGGAATCTTTGTTCGTCAACGTAATTAGTTAAGTTGTCAACATTATAAGCCATTAATATTTTAAAGGTTAGACTTCTTGTTATTTAGAGTTAAGTATCTGATAAGCTCTATCAAGTGCTATCTCGCTTGCCTTAACGGTTGGTTTATTTTCCTTTTTATTGGACGGCTGGTAATCGCTCCCAACCGCTTTTGCTAGAGCTTGGTACTTAGTTTCAAGTTCATTCACCTTTTCAGCGGCCATCGCTACTACCTCAAGCATTTTGTTCTCGGTTTCAGATGGCTCATCTGTTTTGCTGCCTTCCAGTTCTGAAATTTTAGCTTTCAACTCAGCGTTCTCAGCTTCTAATTCTGCAATTCTTGCATCCTTATCGTCAGCTGGTGCGTCCTCATTTTCTTCATTCTCGGCATCTAGAGGGGCTTGCTCATCTTCTTCAACCTCCGCTGGAACGATTTCTTTAACAATACCACCAGCAACCTTTATAGTTGACCCGTCTGGCATTACAAATTCGCCATCAGCTGCCTTTCCATCAACAGTAGCCTTCTCATCTATTTGAGCAACATCATTTGGCTCAAGGTCTGGAAAAACCAGCTCAGTGCCAGTAGCATCCTGAAGTATTAACTCGGCTCTTGCACCTGATAGCTTGTTGAAGATTTGAGATAATTTTTTGTTTAGTTTGTTCATCAAACTTTCATCTTCTTCTTTCTTGTTATTTATCATTGCCACAGCTTTCATTTGTGGCTGTATTTCAGTTGCAAACCCCATTTCAAGGGCTTGTGTTGCATCGAGATAAGTTTCCTTGGACAAAAGAGATTGGATAGCACTTTCATCAATCTCAAGGCTTGTGGCGTAGAATTTTACTAATTCGTTTTCAACATCCTTCAAATATTTTGCGTGAGATGCGAGTGTATCAGAAGTTCCTTTTACCTCAGTCCAAGGAAGGTGAATCATTAAAGCATTTGGAGTACCTTGGGGAATGATTCTTTTATCACCAGATAGAAATATATAGCTGGCAATTGAAAACGCTTTTGTAGTATATGTAGTGACAGGAGCTTCAAGACCTTTTAGGTAATTATAAATGGCTTGACCCGCTTCAACAATACCACCTACTGAATCAATCTTTACAAGATATTCAGTAGCACCTTTTGAAGCTTTAACCTGTCTAATGACATCTAGTAAGGTAGTGTCTTGGCCAACAATACCATTTATGTAAATAGTTCCAATCATTACATAAACAATAGTGTCATACTCTGATAAAGTAAAGTGCTGCTCTAAAAAAATATTACTTCAGATCTGCAGAGTTAAATTTTTACCCAAGTGTATTTTTTACCGTCAATTATCTCATCAAAAGTTTCTCCCTTATTATATTTAGCTTGAAGGGTTCTCCATGTATGACCAAAGGTTTTCTCAAAGTGCGGACCATCAGGTAATGATTTCCAATCACCGCCCCAAACCCATCCTTTGGATTTGAAATAATCAGCTACTTCCATCCAGTCTGGTTTGCCATCTTTATCAAAATCAGCTTTCATGTCCCAACTCACAGCCTCAAATACACCATCACCATTTTTATCTAGTAATAGAACAATATCTAGAGCAAGACTCTTATTTATAATTATCAACATAAATTAAATTAGTTCTATTTTTATTAGTTCCATTCAACATTGAAATCAATGTTGAATGTTTAATACCGTAAGCTTCAGCAGCTTCTTTTGCTGATTCGAAAAAGATTCCTGTTTTCAAATCAATAACAATTTTTGCAAGGTTTTTTGCGTTGTTTTCAGACACTTTTTTTCTATGTTCTTGGGAATGTTTTCTACCTGTTTGGGCTTTCCTAATAGCCTCTTTATGTTTATCTGATAAAGGCACTCCGTAACTACTGTTTAAGATACCTCTTTTACTTATCGACATCTTCAGTCTAGTCTCATCACTTACGCCTTTTTTGTTTTCACCTGCCTTTGGTAAAATACTATTAAGTCCATTTTCTCCCAATACATTTAAACTATCTCCCCAATATCTTTCTCTTTCATAAAGTTCTTCAAAATTACATTCCTCAACTATTGTTAATTTATGACCTTCCCACCCATATTTATTTAATGAATTATATAATCGGGGTTGATTTTTACACTGTAATTTTGAATAATACCAAACTCTTCGTTCGATATTTTTAGATGACCCTATATAAATTTTACCAGATGGGGAAGTAATCTGGTAAATCCCCATCAAAGATTTATATACTTAATCTTTTGGCCATTAATAACTTCTTCAGTATAATCACCATTATCAATTTTAGCTTTCATCTGTTGCCAGCTTAAACCAAAATCTTTTTGAAAATGAGGGTAATCCTTGAATTTCCAATCACCTCCCCATTCCCAACCTTTCGATTTGAAATAATCAGCCACTTCCATCCAATCTGGTTTACCATCCTTATCAAAATCTGCTTTCATATCCCAGCTTACGGCTTCAAAAATCCCATCACCGTTTTTATCTAGTAATAGAACAATATCAAAGGCGCAGCTGTAGTTATGAATTGATTGACCACCTTTAGCATTGGTAACCTTTCCAAGTCTTTTTCCAGTATTATCAAATAATTTTGTTCGACCCTGAGCATATAGCTCATCCTGTTCTTTGTTGGTCCTTAAGGTATATGCAAAACGCAATCTAACGCCTTTTCCGAGGAGTTTGTTGTTGACGTGAGTGTACATATCCAACACTTCTTTTCTGACTGCTGGGTGAAGCAGTTTTATCCTTTCCAATGTAATTAAATCCAATCATAAATTTTTTTCCTTTTTATCCGAGGTGGATAATTATTGAGGGATATTCTTGAAGATGTGAGCTAACACATCAACAGTCCATCCATTACCCAAAGCTTTCATCCGCTGGGTTTTGCTTATAGAGTTGGTGTAATTATCGGGCACCGTCTGTAAACGTTCTGCTTCAACTGGTGTAAGATGCCTTAGAAGTTCTTTTATAGCAGTATAGGGTACACCCTTAGAATGGCTGGCAGTCAAGCATGATGCTTTACCGTCAAGCGGATATTTATGATGTTCCCATCTCTGCTTACCATTTCTGAGACCATCCATATATCTGATTGCATCATCAGATAGCTTTGCCTTTTCAAGGTCATACACAAGATGGTCTTTAGTCACAGTTGTTAGGCATCCCGTTTTGCCATCATCTTTAATGTAGGCTATTTGAGTGTAAGGCAGCTCTTTGTTTTTGTCTTCTCTTTGACCTGTTTCTGGATTGATTTTTCTTCCACAAATATGAATTCCAAGCCCCTCAGTTTGTAGAATATCCTTGACCAAAATTCCTTTATCCGCTGGTTGCTCAACATTTGGAATGTTTGTCCAATACAACCTTTTCCTGTTTTGGGCTGAAACCAGTGCGCTATTGATAAGAATTGGCTGAACTCCGAGATATTCTGAAATCACATCCTGATATTCCTTCTTCATCACAACATTCTCAAGCATGAACAGAACATTGGGATTAACTTCTCTTACTTCATCAAGTATTCTGACATACTCAAAGAATAGCTTTGAACGTTCATCATCGAAGTTGAGTTGTTTTCCTGCAAATGAAAAACCTTGACATGGTGAACCACCAATTATAAGGTCAATCTTTGGGAGGTTTTTTACATCGAGTTCGGTAACATTTCCTAGTTGGATGGTATCTGGGTAATTGGTTTGTGTAACCTTGATAGCGTGCTGGTCAATCTCACACGCATAATAGCTGGAATATTATATTCCAGCTCTGTTTAATGCTATCTGACCGCAACTAATGCCGTCAAACAATGATAAAATGTTGATAGGTGCATATATTAATATTGGCAGCCAAATGTGCCTTATGCCTCTTGTGGGCCTTTAACAAAATATAATGTTGGGCCAGGTGAATGTAAAGTCTCTTCTTTATCTTAATTCATAATAAGATAAAATTCTATACACTTCCTGAGTCGCGCTTAAGAATGAATGCTTTTTTGACCAATCGACTTCATGGGTGTAGTGGTTGTAGTAATCCAGTGACTCTACTTCCTTTTTCACTCTTATTAGCTCAAATTCATCATCATCTTCAAATCGATAATTACGCTTCAATTCATCAAGTATGTTCAACAGATTGTTTCGATTGTAAGCACAATTAGGATTATTTAATATGCTCTCGACTCTCATCAGGTAACTCATGATATTGTATTTTAATATTATTAAGGGTGCAAGGTTCGCAGTAAGCTGAAAACAAAATAGGACAGGTCATTTTGGGAGAGGGGGCCGCGCGCAACTGGGGGTGAGGGATTGGCATTGCCAATCTTTCGCTGTTGGAGGTTGTTTTAGAAAAAAAAGGATTGAGGTTTAAATATATTTAGATATTATTTCTAAAATGAAATAAAGCTATTTAAAGTACTTTCTCACCTTCGGTGGTATTGGGGTTTACATTTTTTTTTTCGCTTTGCGAGCTTCCATTTAGGTTTGGTGAAAGTTTCCAACTAAAATGAGTCAATATTTTCCTTATATATATCTTAAGTATTATATATAATATATATTATTACTTATTATTATTTCTTTATTATTAGTGAAGGGTCAAAAATGAACCCAACCCTTGGCTCAAAAATGACCCCAACCCACCTTAACAACATAAAAACACCGTGTCCAATTATATTGTTAGGCTCAAAAATGACCCCAACCTTCAAGTATTGAAGTTTACTTTTGAGCCTAACTAGTATAGAGAGGTTCATATTTGAGCCCAACCCCATACAGATAGGTTCATTTTTGAACCCAACTTCTTGTAGCTAGGCTTATTTTTGACCCTAACCTAATTTTTTCTGTCTTTTTCTATTTTTCGTGATATTTATTATTAAATGGGTATTGACTCTTTCATTTTTTTTGTTTATAATTAGAAATATTGCTCATAATATAAAACAGAAAAGTTTTCAAAATCCTAGGTTGCTGGTGGGGTCATGTCCACCAGCTTCCTTTACCGAGTTAACAAAAAAGGAAATAATCATCCAACTGGATGAAGGAAATAAAGGAATAAAAAAAATGAATTTCTTCCAAATAACCAATCAGGTGAACCAAAACAAAAACCTTAACTGGGCCGAGAAGGCTATCCTAAATCAAATCATCGGTTTCAATCTCAACGACCAAGATTTTATCGCAACAAACAAATGGCTTGCTGATTACTGGGGCGTTGATATTTCTACCATTAAACGTATTCTTGCGTCACTCGCTGCCCTCGGTTACATCCAAACTACAGTTATAAAAAAGAAACATACGACTGGGGATAAACAGTGGTACAATAAAAGATACATCACCGCAAACATTGATAATATGACCAAAAATGAGGTCGCAATTGTCCCATCTGATAATCTTGAACCTGAGTCAACAGTAACTGAAACCATTTCCAAGAAAACAATAGAAACCACCGAGCCAATCGTTTTTGACTATCCTGAAAATGAGGATGGTGATTTGATAAGTGATGAGTTTTTTAACGATGCCTTTGATTACAACCAAATTGTTGAACCAGCTCCAGCACCAAAAATGTCTATTATAGATAATGCTTTTGAACTCGAATACAATTTTGTCGCGGCCCTTCAATTGGTAAAATCTGTTGAACATTTCAGAAATAATTGCCTTGAGCGTTTCGGGAGATTGAACCCAGATGAAAAATATTTGCGAGATGTTCTTGAGTATGTCCAAAATCACAAAAAGGAACACATTGAAACCTACCTAGGTTTTTTAAATCAATTGAAACAAGTTGCTTAGTAAGAAAAGAAAACAGTTCAGAGACCAGTCTTGGATTTATAGGGGGAGGAAGGTAAATTATTCGAGAATGATTGATGATAAAACACATTTTCATTTGTCATTTGGCAACCATTTTCCAATCGACCCAGAGAAATTTGGTGCTAGAAAGTTTTCACAGATTCAAAAAAATCTAAGGCAATTTTTATTTAATGAACTCGAAGAAAAAGGTATCTCTGGTAGATATATTTTAAGCATCAGCGGCCCCGATACAATCAAGTCTGAAAAGACGTTTATTGATTTGCAATTATATTGTCCGACTACATCAGATGATAAAAATATTTCTGAAAAAATAATTGATTTGCTCTTTGACTATTTTAACAAGCTAACTTAAAAATATAAACAATATTAATTTTTAATCGGTAATTTATTATTTTTGTTAAAACCTTACATATGAAAATACTTAAAGATTTAGCAAATAAGAAACTTGTAATTGATGGTATTGGTGAAGCTGATGATTTTACCAGATATATACAAAAGTTTCTAATCGACTTCTATAAGCAATTATTAAAAGAAATTTTCACAAGACAGCTTCCAAGAGAAGATTATTCTATTCTTCAAACTGATTATATTCATATCTCTGCAAATGATTATAATAGTGACCTATATATAATCTTTGTAAAGGAGAGCGGTATTAATAAAATTGAGTATTTCCCCGTTGTTCCTATGAGAGATAGAAATATCGTCAATTTGATGATACATTGCGAATTCGAATCTGGGGATGTTACATGGGGAATTAAAACGAGTTTTGAAAATATTTTCACTACAGATGAAGCTACTAAATTCGCAACCCAATATTTAAAATTGGAAGATGTCGGAGAGGGATAAAAGATATATTGAAAAGTTACAGGCTCATCTTGTTACAGCTGAAAGTAAAAAAAGATATTCTATCGAAAGATTTGACATACTTATCATTTCACTTTCAAGTGGTGGTCTTGTATTAAGTTCAGGATTTTTCAAAGATTTCCCATACACAGATAAATCCTTACTCGAATTAGCTTGGATATTTTTCTCCTTAGCGTTGATTACAAATTTATCCTCTCAAGGAACTGGCTACTATGCTAATAAAAATGATATTGACTGTACTAGGCAGATAATTGAAGAAATTGAAGGAGTTCTTGATAATGATAATCGAGAAGCTTATGACAAAGCAAAGGCAAAATATACTCTCTGGACAAATAATCTCAACAAAATATCTTTCTTATTTCTAACTGTTGCAATTATATTATTAATCTTTTTTATAACAATTTCATTATGAGTGACGATAAAAATAAAGACAGGAGTTCTGGTGAACAAAAGAGTGAAAAGAGAACATTCTCGCTTCCTGGTAAAAGTGAAAACAGGTCGAAAAATTTACCAAGTCCTAAGGGGACAGGTTCTGGAGATGATTGGAGCAAAATCGATAAAAAAGGTTCTGGAGCGGATGACAGACCTAAACGCACACGTGAGTGATAGCTAGAATTACTGGCGGTGAAGAATACAAATGTTCTCAGTGTGAAAAAACAAAAACGTTTGAAGAAATAAATAACAACTGGAAGTGTGATGTATGTGGCTATTATATTTCGATAAAATTTTTGTGGAACAATGAATTTAAAACCGTTTTCAGGAAAAAGTTTGATGAATTAGAGGAATTGGACTATGTGCCTGTAACAAGTGCAGCTGCATTTTCTCTGATTACCTATGCTGTCAAAGACGACAATGTTCTTTTAAGATTAAAAGAATATGGAACTAAAATCATCTCAAAAAATACATGGATTGAAACAATTCAGGGCAGATGGGTATGA